AGGGTGTCGGAGTCGGCGAGCGTCAGGCTCGACAGCACCGCCTCCGCGGCGCTGGTGCCGCAAGTGAACTCGAAGCATGTCGCGTTGTTGCGGTCGACCACCCGGCCGCCATCCGCGCCGATGGTGCCGCCTGCGCCAGTGCCGACAGTGCCGACGAGACCGCTCCCCGTGTCCTGCACAGTGCAGACGCCACTGGACGCCGCACCGAAGGCTGGATTCTCCAGCGGGACGGACACCACCAGCGCAGCGTGGCTGGCGGTGTAGAACCTGCACTCACCGTTGGCGTCGGCGCTGCCAGCGTCGATGGCGTCGACGAGTGCGTTGGCCATGGTGGAACGGATACCTGTTGCGATTGCACTTACCATTTGTTAGCTCACAAAACCATTGACTCTGACAACGTAATGAGTAGCAGATCCCGCAGTAATACCAGTGAGTGCGCAGGTCACACTATTCGCGTACCCACTCCAGTTAACTACTCCATTAGCAGTAGCAGTAATAGTGACCGCACCACCAGTCAGACTAATGCCCACTCCAGAAGCTTGACCCCCTGGCAGTACTGCTGGCATTACAGTAAACGTAGCCGTAGCAGCAGTTGGGTAAGCAACTGAATACACGCCAGTTCCACCATTATAAGCATAGAACTGAACAGCTACATAATAATGAGCGTAAGGACCAGTTGGAAGAGTTACTGTAGTAGTAGTGGTACCGATGTCCACATATCCACTATCCTCCATGAAGGAAACACTGTGCCTGTTTTCCAGTACTGTAAGAGTCATAGGTATTCCTTAGTAGTCTTCCCTTGTGGCTTGTTACACCACAAGGGAAGAAAGGCAAATTAGAATGCCTTGCCCATGAATGTGTCAGTAGTGGTAGCACTGGCATCAAGCTTCGGCACTGCAATGCAGTTGACGAAAATCCATGCGGGACCAGCAACAGGCACAGCTTCCAGCAACATACCAATGGGAGACTGATGAGTGCCAGTAGCAGCGTTGACAAACTTGCCACTAGCGCCAGCAGTAATCACGTCACCCACAGTAGACGCAGCGTGAGTAGCCGCAGTCAAAGCCCTGCACGGTCCAAAGACACAGACAGGAACAATCTGACCAGCAGCCGCATCAGCCATCGCCACACCAGCACACTGCTGCTTGATAGTCGTGGTATCATCCACAACCGCCAACTTGACTTCCACCGAGACTTCATTGTTGTAAGTGAAAGTAGTCAGTGGAGCATCAGTGGCATCATCAGTAACAGCCCAGTTGTAGGCAACTAGATTACCCTTACTGATAGCCTCAGTAGCAGTGAAGTGCAGGATGATCTGATTACCTGCACCGCCATAACCAAGAGGAGTACTCATATCTATACCTCCTTACTCGTCAGCTTCATAGACACCCTGGAATCGCTCATTGCTGACAGTCATGTTGCCAGCAACCAGCATTTGCGCCACCTTGGCGTCTTGGTCGTAAGGAGTGACGAACGGAGTCATCACAAAGTTACGACGAGCATGAAGAACGATGCGCATGAACTGAGAGTTGATGAAGTACATCAGGTGGTGCGTTGCATCGCCACCAGGAGACGACATCACATTCTCATCCCACATCATCGTAGCACCCTTGAACTTCAGGTTGTCGAAGCCGACTTCCATCAGTCGAGTGTCAGTTAGACGGAGCTTGTCACGATTATCATTCTCGTAACGCTCAAACAAGAACTGATCCGTGAGGATCAAATCAGGCTTGGTAAGACCCTTGGTGCAGGTGTGGTAAAAGTTGTTCATGTCGTTGGTCAGAGCAGTAGTGCTCGTGCTCAACGAAGAACCAGCCTTATACTGATTCTGCCACCAAGTATACCCACCACTGGTAGCCTTCAGAATACCACCAACGGTACCCTGAGATGCACCAGCAAGACGCTCGATGATTTCGTCGAGACCAAGGAAGTCCTTAGTGCTATCCTTGGTAGCAGTCTTGGCGCACATCTTTTCAGCGAACCACTGCTTCATCGACATCTCAAGAATCTTGATCTTAGTCTGAAGCAGATTGAAGACAGCAGACTCACCTGCATTCTCCAACTCTTCAAGACCAGACATACTGACCGAACCGGCAAACTGCTTCCAAGCAAACTGTGCCTGAGTCAGTTCTTCAGTCGGACTAACATTCAATCGGTCATAGCCAGTGTATGCCTTGACCGTGTTGTTCGTAGCATAGATGAGAGGTTCATCAATGCGCTTACCACCACTAGCAGTCTCGACACGACCATTCATCAAGAACCAAGCAGAAGTCGGGTTTGCCTTGAATACAGCATCAGCAAGCCGCTTCCTGATTAGCTGAAGAGTGGTAGTGGCAATGTTATCAGAGTTCAGTGCCATTTTTTGTTACCATCAGGATTGTGTACCCGCCTTCTGCGACGCAAGCTTCCAAGCCAGTTTAACAGCATCCTCAATACGCGGCGCGGCTTTGGGATCGTTAATCTGACGTTCGAGGTCTGCGAATGGGTCAGCGGAAGAAACTGCTCCAGATTGCTTACCTTCGACTACTGGTTCTGCTGGAGCAGGCGAACTAGTAGTATTGCTCTGCTGCTGCTTGGCTAGCTTCGCAAACTTGTATGCCGTGGGTAGATCCATGTTATGCTGGCTAACCAGCACCTTCATTGTATCTACGTGTTCGTTCATGTCTGGATGTTCACGACGGAAACTTTCAATTTCCATCTGAGCCAGTCGGTTCACTAGAGTCTGCGTTGTGTTACGCAGTTGGTCAAGCTCTTTGCTGCTCTGAGGTAGTTCAGTTGGGCGCACACTTGGAGCTACCTGTCCAGTTTTGGCACGGAAATGATCCATTACCTGACCAGCGATAACAGGGTCATTTACAATCATGCCATACGCATTCGCGTTTTCAAGCATCTGATTGTACGTGGCCTTATCAAGCCTAATACTATCATCATCAACACCACGAGGCTGTGAAGCAATAGGTGGTGCAGTAGTTGGTGCAGTAGTCTCTGCAATAGGTGCAGATTCTACAGGATCAGTTCCCAGTGGACTGGGTACTGCCGGCGTCTGAGGTTGGGGATTGGTGTTCGGAGGAGTATCGGACATTGTTATCCTTGAGGTTTAGTGCCGCGAGTGTAGACTGGATGGATTGTTCTGAAAACTCTGAGTATGGTTCTTTAACACGAGACATGGCAATCTCTGCCTTCATCTCTTCTTCACTCAATGGGGTCTTCTGGCCGTACGACTGAAAGATCAAGTGGAGTCCCATCTGGTAGTTTCCTTTCATTAAGAGCGCGCTTGACATCACCGAAGTCAATAGTTTCAACAGCAGGTGTGGTTTTAGGCTTGCGGTTGAACTTGACTTCATCATACGTAACATGATACTTAGCACACAAAGCATCACGTTGTTGCTTGGATTCTACGAGTATGGGCTTACCAGTAAAGTTATTATCAACGTATGGATTGAAAACGCTGATATAGACTTTACTGATAATCTTGTGGGCATCTAAACCACAAGGACAGGAAACTATCTGCTGCATGTCAGTCATAGTAGAGTATCTCTCTGTTCTATGACCAGCAGCACACTCATACTCGTAGATAGGCATGTTACTACTGCATTGCCATGCGGTCAGGTTGAGTTGCCATGTTGGCGTCTGTGGCTGGATTACCAGTTGCTTCCACTGTAGCAAAAGGATTCTGAGTCTGCAACTGGATGCGCTGAGCCTTTACCTGCTGCTCCTCCAAAGCCTGTTGGTGCATCTGGTAATGCTGCATGAACAAGTCTTGGAAGCCAGGAAGCTGACCAAGTAGCTGCTGACCCATTTGAGTCTGCTTGAACTCATCCATCATCTTCATATGGACTGGATGATTCTGCTCCTCAGTGACAGGTGCAGCTTGTGGCAAGTTACCGATCAGTGCAGACAATTCTGCCATCTGAAGCATAGACTGTGCATCCTGATCTCCAATGATGGTATTTGCATTCCACATGCCAGCTTTCTGCATGAGTTCAACAAACAACTTGTCTACACGAACAGAAGGTCCGTAGATTTGGAACATCTGCAAACCGATATTCAGGATGCTTGCAACCTTCTGCATCTCTGCTTGGTTGTCCATTTTACGGAAACTGTCTACCCGTACGATGATTTCAGGCAGCCAGTCAATGTCTTCAGCAGTAAAGTCAATCCACTTGACATTACCTACATCACCAGTGAGACGAAAGATCCAAGAGATACCAGTGTCATTCTTGACTAGTGGCCGAATCATCTTGGCAAACTTGTAAATCACACGAGTAAGGAAAGAACGTACTGCTTCTACCTTCTCATCTGTTTTGATCTGTACGCCCTGTTCAACAAGAGATGCTTCAGTAGCAGTGCGAATGCCACTACCACCACGGCGATTCTGGCCCAGTCCAGCAACTTGTTGCGCATAGGATTGATACAGATTGAGTAGAGTGTAGTTGTCTCGTCCACTTGCTGTTGGCTGAATAGCAGTGATAGCACCGTCTGCTGTAATCTCAGCAACAATGACCGGATCAGCAGACTTCAACTGTTGACGAAGTTTCTCTGGACTCTGTACCTTGCTATAGTCAATCTGGATGATACTCTTCTCAGTTTCCACTAGAGCAGTGATACGAGAGATCAACCAATTGATAGCATGTTGAATGCCTCGCCACACTCCCAGTTCACTGATAGGCAGCGAGTCAGGAATGGGATTCAGCACTAGACGCTCGAAAGGATACTCGTCATAACCCTCACCGAGAATGTCCTCCCAAGATTCCAAATCACGGATAGGTTTATCATAACCTTCCATGAGGACACACATCTGCTTGTACAGTTTTAACTGATTGGACATATCACTGTCAATCAGTTGATAGATCCAGACTTCATAGATGTTAACAAACTCATCTACGTCTGCACTGACAACCTGAGTATCGTCAACACCGAGATTGGTTTGAGCGTTTCGACCAACCAGATTACCTGTGCTTAGTGAACTAGAAGTATTGAGTGTCCATCCAGGTTCGATATTCTTACCATAGATGGGATGTGCCTTGAGTTCAGCTAGAGTCTTCCTATACTTCACAGCTACGAATCGAGCATTCTCCAAATCTCGATCTGGAGAGTTATAGTCCACGATCATTTGAAGTGGACTGACTCTAACTGCAACTGGAGTTCCCTTGGTGAGCCACAGAGTAGGGCCAGCCTTGTTATCCTCAGTGTTACCTCCTGTAACTTTTGGTGGCCTACCTGGACCACGACTAACTTCTTCAGTCCTAGGCTTGTTGACTAGACACTTAAGCCAGCCTTCAGGATATACAACTGCATCGAACACTGCCTTCTTAGTTTCAGCATCGAAGCCTACCTTCTCAAGAGTATTGTTGAGAAGAGCATTCCAAGTAGATTCCTTACCTGCGTGCATAGGCGACGTAGGCATAGCATCCACAGTTGGATTCTTAAAGAATAGAGTAGGCAACAACGAACGCACATGAGAGTGCGCAAGGTTGACTACAATCTTCATCTTCTCTTTCTGACTCTTCTTCAGATCCTTCCAATGATCTCCACTGAGAAAGTCTCGAATAGCTGCCATGTTTCGCATGTAGCCATTGACTTGCTGAGCAGAGATATTAATGAGATTGAAAATCTTAGCCGTATTGGCTTCGTTCAGTTTCTTAAGCGGTTCGGTTACCAGCCTAGTCATAACTATCCTCATTCAGAGAGTAACAGGAAAACTCTTCGCCTTCTGAGATGTCTTCAAAGAGACTGCCGTAGACTGCCTCGTATGTATCTTTAGGAGTCATGTCCTTAACGACTTCAGGCGCATTGAAGAACAGTGCCTCTAGATCGGCAAGAGTATCAAGAATATCGTCATGCGCTGAACGTGGGAAAGTAGTCATCTCTTCGACTAGCCAGTCAAAGTTTTTGATTCCTTCCTGTACATAAAAGTCACCACGTTCAACACGAGGTTGAAGACCTAGCACACGCTTAAACTTGGATGACTTTCCTCGTGGCATTTCTGCCCAAGGAACATTACATCCATGTAAGACCACATCCTGTTTGTAGACCTTGAGCAGCGTTTTTTGAAATGCGGTGGTCTCGATGCCTACCTTAACAGGTTTCCACTTTTCTACCAGTCCCTTAACGTGTGCTAGGAATGTTGATGTAAGTAGTCTGTCACGCACTACTTCTCGAACGTACATACGTCCGAGTGTATCAAATGATGCTACGGTCAGAACCCAGAAGTCTCCCTTCTCATTTTCTTCCACGGCAACATCACATGCCATGAAGTTAATCGTCTCTTCTGGGATATCGTATTCATCTATTGACTGTATGTCAGTAATCTTGAATACCGCATCTTCTTCAGGAAGAGGGTTATTCATAAACTGGCACGAGAAGATATAAGATCCGTTCTCTTCGCGGATACTCTCTATATCTTCTTTACTGAACCTCTCATGCCAGATTGGACGAACGTTGTCATATCCAATAATAGACTCGCCACCAATCTCGACACGCTCGACCATCTGCCGTTGATACATCCAGTATCTAGGCTTGATAGGTTCTCCTCGTTGTCTTTGCAGCGTACGACGATCTCGCTCTCGTTTGATGAGTCTCGAATAGAGATCATCAAAGTGCCATCTAGTTCCGATAAGACGAATAGGTGACTTGGCATCGTGGCGCAACTGTAGTGCGTTTCTATACCATTTGTCAATCTTATCTCTGTAGTCTTTTGTAGATGTATTGACATCATTCACCGGATCGTCAAAGACTAAGCGATCATAGTGTTTAGACACCAATGACGCTTCAACACCCATCGCTGCAATGTTGCCTTCTTTCTTCCCTGCATACTTGGAGCATGGGAAGTCGAGTCTATCTGTGACCCAGCGACAACGATTGCGTAAATCTTTTGGAGCTAAGTCAGGACAGTATTCAGGAAACAACCATCTGAATACTTCATTAGCTTCGACACAGTTGCGAATATTCGCAATGATGTCGATAGCATTCTCTAACTTGGCATTCACCACAAGGAAGCGAAGATGTGGGTCATTAATTAATTCCCACAATGTTCCAGCTTCAGTCCATACAGATGTCTTTAGATGGAAGCGCGGTACTAACCATAGTGAAAACGATTCGTTCAGTCGACGTTGCCATCTATCACACATCTCGACATGCAGAGGAGTAGCAGTATCCGCATTGCCATAGACATGATGTTGGAAGAACCAGAAAGATTCTTTGGCTTTCTGTCGAAGTAGAAGACGAACAGCTTCCATGTCCTGTCCTTTCGTCCCTTGAGAGGATAGAAAGGAGCGGACCCTATCGGTCAGTACCGCACGATTAGTATATCGCTTCTGAGTATTAGTGAGCGTCATACTCATCATCCGAGTCAATCATCTCACCAATCTGCACAGCAATGCGTTTTGATGGTGCTGCGATCATTCGTTCAGGGCCAATCTGAGCATCGAGCACTGCATTTGCAAGTCGCTCCATAGAAGCAGGAAGGTTGACGTTGATGTCAACCCTATTCTCCTTCTTATCAATATTCTCGCCCCGGACCACACGGCGAATCTCCTGTGTGCTCTTAACTGTTGCAGCTAGTACAGACAGATCCTTGGGAGTCATCTGCATCTTGCCATTGTGGACATCATTGAGCATCTGCTCTGCTACTTGCTCAATACTTCCCGCAATCCTATCGTGGCGCTCTCCAATGTTCTGAGTGTACTTTTCACGTAGACCGCTGATCTTTCGATAGGCTTCAAACTGCATCTTATCGCGCAGTTCTTCCCATCCGAAAATAGTAATCCAGCGCATCAATGTGGCGGGTTCTACCTTCAGTTCAGCAGCGATTGCAGTAGTGTTGCCACCCCTAATGAAAAGATGGCGTGCCTTCATCATAGTAATGTAAGACACATGCTTTATCTTGCCCGACGCTTCTAGATAGCGCATGAGCGATGGATAGTTCTCCGGTCGCTCAGGTGGCGCTAGATCCATAGGAATGTTAGTAGGTCTTCCCTTCCTACCATTACTACGTTCCCGATTACGTAGTCGTATCTTCATCTCGGAGCAGTGCCTTATTCTTTACTGCCCATGCTTGACAAGCAGGGCAGGTAGACTGATAGGGAGCGGAAACCCATACAGTAGTTTCATCGTGTTTGTGCCCACATGGGTACTTGTATGCTCCGTATCTACCACCCGATCTACCTTCTTGCATCTTCAACTTGTAACGTGGTCGAAGATGCACAAGAGTAGGACTCTCATCAAAGAAGTCAGACATGGTTATTCCTTCTGCACCACAAGGGAAGTATCCATAGTAGCAGCAGTCAATGGTGCAATAGTCCCAGGCACTACCTTCTCAGCAGCCTTAATCACGCGGCGTGAGGGTGGGGTGGGCCAGCACCAACGAGTGTAGTCTGCCGGGCCATCGTAGAACGGCACGCGGGTCAGGTGGTAGACGCCGGATGGGGTGAACACCGTGATGTCGCAGCGATCATCCTCCGTGCCATAGACACGAGTGATGATGCCAGGGCGGAGGTCTTTCTCCGCTGGATTCTGCGTCATCTGGACTAAAGCGATTGCGCCGATCACTGGATTGTAGGGACTGGAGGTTGGATCTCCAGGTGTGTAATACTTAGCTTCGGTCATGTCAACTCCAAACTACACCACAAGGAAGGAAACCCCATAATCCATGCAGATGCAAATAGATGCAGTGCATGAATCCTAGATGAAGTGTGGCTGCCATCACCAAGTTTGCACCCTTCGACACGCCTTGCATTCACAGCCTGCATTCTCGCCCATGCAGTCACCATGCTGTGTTTCGCGTCGGTATAATTAATGACGGCAGCCACGAACGGGAGGCTATTTTGGCGCTGTGCAAAAATCAATACACAATCTTGGATTACTTGAAAAGATACAAGTGCGGATGGTATGACAACTAATACTATGCGCGCGCCCGCGAAGCAATTGGCGTGCCGACTAGATGAGACTGGATCTCAGTGGAGTGGCAAGAAACTTGACGAAGTGGCAAGCCAATTTTGGGGCTCTAGGAGGCGATTTGAGAGGGGCGGCATGGGGGGGCTATGTCCATACTCGTCGGCGCTTTTAAGGGCGTGGCGGGGCTGCTAGGCCGGTTTAATGAGAACACGGTGGGTATACCAAGTCAGTGTAGTTCGTTTTTGAGGGCCGGCTGGGTGAGGATACGGTGCCACCGGATGCCTTTTCGGTGGAACCGTAGTTACAATCTTGAGACAACTGGATTCGCCTAGCTTGGCACGGTTCTTGCTTTCTTTACTATACTAAGAAGTAGACTCATTATCATCTAATCTACTAATCTTGGCATACTAGTTGCTAGTATGTTAGCAGATACCTACATAACTGTGTGATATCGCACAGTTAGTTGAGCGATACCGCTCTAGACACGTACGAAACTGCTATTGAGCCTCAGTATATGTAGACTACCACTCTACATAACCTCTGTAGCTACAATAACTTAACACTAAATAGAAAAAGCTTGGCCCGCTCGATGCTATGGCGTGACAGTTGCTATCCGTCTCCAGTCGGCTAGTTCACTACTAACCGACCCACTAGCCGACCCTGGCTTGTGGCCGTCTCTTTGACAACTGGAGTAGCAATGGAAAACTGGCAACTAGCCGATGCTAGCTCATACGCTATGCTCGGCAATGCACGCGACAATGGTATCGGCTCCTGCGATACCGACACTGTGCAGGACACTCGTGCGCAATGGATCAAGCGTCAGAAGCGCAAGGTCAGCAAGCGTCGCATGGACAACCTACCGTTTGTTGTTATGAGCGAAAGCCGTTACAATGAACAGCAGCAAATCCGGCAAGCTCGACTGGCTAGGCTTCAAGCGCAGGACCGCTCCTTTGCAGTCAACTACCAAGGAAGACTGCACAACGAACGGTATATGCGTATCCTATATCGTCTTGATACTAGGTTGGCGCTGATAGAACTGGAAGGTATCCGCCTGCGGGTTTCGCCTTCCGTCATGTCTGACTACGCTAGAAATGGTGTGGCGTTCAAAGTAGTGGGGAAGGCGGATATGTCGGAAGTCCGGCATCTTCCCCCCTCTCTGACCATCCGGGATAGAGCTAACGCATGGATCGAACATGCTAGAGCGTCTACCCGTTCGGTGCTCGCCTTGGTCGACAGGATGCTCCTGGAAGCCAAGTGGGCACGTGATAGGAAGGCAATGCGTCTCGCCGGTCGCATCTTGCGAGAGGGATTGCCGACCGATGATCGCGGCAGGATGAGCAAGGCGGATGCTTACATGGTCCGCAGTGTGCTTGACAACTACCTGCCCGACATTCCTCGCAAGGTTCGGTACAGGCGGAACGGCAAGCAAGAGTCAGTAATCTACTGACCAAAGAAAAAGCCTAAGTAGAAATGCTTAGGCTTTTTCTTTTGTCTTTCTGTAGAATCCCTGGCCCGCTCGATGCTAGTGTGTAACGATAAGATAGGGAACAAACCACAAGGATAGAATCAGTATCCTTTCTTGTGGTGTGTTTCCTAGATAGGGAACAAAAAGCAGCAGTCAAAAGTAAATACGGTTGGTAACCCCAATCAGGGCGGTGGTCCAAACTCCACCACTTTTGACTACTGCTTTGTGTTTCCTAGACTGATGATAGGGAACGCAAAGCAACACATTAACGCATCGACTGTAGCCTACAGTCCTAGGTCGGATAAGTAGTGCAACCTATGCACTATGAAGATTGCGCAACACTGGTTTGAGCGGGTCGGTTAGTGTGTTGCTCTGTGTTTCTTACCTTGTGGTGTAGAACACTAACAACATGGAAGATATCGAAAAGCTTGTGAACGAGGCTTTGGAGCAATCCAAGCCTTCTAATCAAGAGTCTTTCGGATACCATGGTGAACTTGCTCTAGGTGAAACCTGGGCATGGACGTTCTCCCAACATCGGGATAGTGATTGCTTGGATCGCAGTAACTATGCTGCGATTCTGGCAGACTTGACCGAACGATTCCCCAATGACGTATGCGATGAACGCTACGGACATTGGGCTGTTGGTTGGGTAGAACGTATCTGTGTTCGGATGCGTAACGACGATGGCAGTATCACTGAAGCTGCCGGAGCATCGTTTAAGTGGAAAGACAAGCTGAAAAACTACCCCATTGCGGATGAGGAAGCCTTCACTGCAATGGAGTTTGAGGAAAGCTTGAAATCACTCCAGACGTGCTGGAATCTCACCGAAGAGGAAGCAAGCCAAGTGCATAGATGGCTTGGCGACCATGGTTGTGACACCAACCCCGATGGACTCTCGACCCGAGACGTAGAACGTGCCAAGCTTGCGCTTGGTCTTACCGATGTAGAACACTAACAACATGAAGTTCCAAGGACAGCTATTTCACCATTTCCATGGTGAGTATTCTGCCAGCGTCATTTTCTTGGTATCTTCTGAAAGTGAAGGAAAGCAGCTAATCGCCAACCTTCCCATTCCCTTTGATTACAAAGAAAAGAATGGGAAGAAAGCGGTAGTCAAGCTTTGCACGTCAGAGGATGTCTCGAAGCTGGAAGAATGGTCCGATAACTACCGCTGCGAGGATCTTTGCAGGATGTTTGACTGCGAATATAGACCAAAGCGGCATAGCATCGGAAGTTGCGCACACAGTATTGACGTTGGACCTGTCTTCGAGTTAGACTTGCCATACGTCGATCTTGTGACACCGAATCTCCCCTTCAAGGAGTCCGACGAATGACGCATTGCTACCGTGACAAAGAAGATTCGCTCATCGAAACGATAGGTTGCGGTTTGATGTTCGTTCTGCTCATCGCCGCAGCTATCTTCTGCTAGTGGACTAGGCCACTATAAAAAGGCTATTAAGCCTAGTGCGTTGTCTGTTGTGAGCAGACAGGATAGCAAAGTTCTCCTTCCATACTAGGGGCACCTAGTTACTTGCCGGAAAGTGGAAGGTGGGTTTTTTGATTGCCTATTCAGCATGGCAGACGGTGTTGAATAGGAAGCAGCTAGCGCCTTTATTGTCTGCCATGCCACAAGCTTGAGGTTAGCTTGTGGGTGTATACTGCTAAGACAAGCCTCCCCACTAAAACTAGCCTGATCCTGCTATGAATGGATCTTACTAATACCATCGTTCTTTTACTGTTACCGCACGATGGTTTGCTGCCTTGTGGTGTAGTGCTCAGAACGGAGCTAACTGCAAGGTAGCTTTGTCACAGTCCAGTTTGCTACTTCACGCGGACAAAAACTAAAGTAGCATTGTGGCTGCTGTCCTGGCCATCGACCTAGACAGTAGCCACTTTATCATCCTTCCAAGCATCCTATAGATAGGAGGCGAATAGCTGTAGGAGGGCATACTACCGATGAGTTTCATGCAAGCACAGATTACCAAACGGCAACTGTGGATGCGTGTCGAGACTGACAACGGCACAGCATGGATTCCTTCTGATCTGTTGGGGAATCTCAACACCACAAGGAAGGAAGCCATCGTCCAGTTGCAGCAGTATGTGGGCGATCCAATCATGGATTATGAGCCCATCATCGGATACGGAGTCCGTGCTAGTGCTCCAGGTTACCTGGACTGCACAGAATGGACTGTGTATGCTGACGAACGGGATGCGATCCGAGCTTACAACGAACTGCGAGCAGAGCTTGCAGAGGAGGATTTCTAATGCCTAGGAATGTTCGACCCTCGTGGTGTGTTCTGGAAGTGGAGGGTAGGAAGTCCCGAATCGCTACTGGTCCGGTTGCCCGAACTGGTATGATGGAGGCTAACTTCTCCATGCGGGATCATGGTAGCATCGACACTAACAAGGTGACTGTTACCATGCTTCCTGATAAGGAAGGGCTTACTACTCTTCTTGTGGTGGAAGTCAATGGCAAGCGTATCCATGAGGAGCGCGTAAGGCAGTAAACCACAAGGAACGAAACCAATGGAGTTCGTAATACACAGAACATCAGTGTGGGATGATGAGATTTCTCCTCATCCGAAGGCATACCAGAAGAAGGTAACTCGTGTTGATGCTAGAACCTTCAAGAGTCCAGCAGAACACGATGCTAAGATCCCTGGAGAGTTTTGGCTGTCTAAAGGCAAAAACCATCGTAAGTATAAAGATGGTATTGCTAGAGATTTTGATGCCACAACTTGGTGCATTAAAATCTCTACTCTAGAGGAGCTAGTAAAGTTCTCTGAAGAGGTCGGTGAGCTTGTGGTGTCTTGCCGACACTTCATGTATAAGGAGGAGCCAAGCATAGAGATTTACGATACTTACAGGGAATAAACCACAAGAAACGAAACCATTGGTGCCATGTGACAGAGAGTATTGCAATCTACGATGACACTGATGGTGTTCCACAGTGTATTCTTGACAGAGTGTTCCAAACAGTAAAAGACTGCACTATTCAAGACTGCTCAGCATCACTGTCAGTGTATATCACTGGATATGTAGATGCTATGCTGTATCTGACAGGCTTCGATAAGGAAGCCCATCACAAGCAAGCAGCGGAATACGTGAAAGACATTTACTACAGAGTAATAGAGGCAAGGAATGGTCCTAGTTGATTTAACAGTCCTGAAAAAGCAGTTTGCCTATCTTCGCAAGCTGAGGGGTATGCGTAGTAGGACGTTGGCTAGGCTCCATGAGAAAAAGTTTAAAGGAACCAAGTGGTATGTTGAAGTACCACGTTGGTTTCATCGTTCGATCATGGAAAGACGATTGTTCTTCTACTACTGTGCGAAGAACTATCACTATCCAGACAGTCACCCAATCACTAGAGAGTTCCGCCGAAAGGCGGCACACATACTGAGCAAACAGTATATCGCAGACATCAAACCCGAAGAGTATTCGAGAAAGCGTCTGCGGGAACTGTCACTATTCACTAGAGCTAACATTGATGCCATGTCTATCAATGAGGTAGACAGGTATCTCGCATCGCTAGGTCTGTTCATCCACTCAGATGAGGAGCATCGACGAAAGGTGCTATGGGAATGGTTCAACGAGGAGCCTTCCAAGCTGGGCAGCCATCTGAACCTCAAGGGGGACAAGATGGTCCGTCCAGTCAGGAGAGGCAGTCTCAACAACCAATACGTCCTAAAGGATCTGATCGTTGCGAATCCCGAGATGGACTACGATGCCTTCATGGACACCTACGGAGGAAAGATGCCAACTGTGACCCGCAAAAGTTTCAACTTTTCTCGTTGCATCCTCCGAAAGAAAGGCTACGATCTCCCCAAGTTTGCTGGTGGTCCAGTCCCACCCGATCAACGTAGACGGGTAGTAAGTGACCACCGTTACCTAGACACCGAAAGAAAGAAGAAACATGGCTAAGAAGAATCGCAGTGCTGAAGTTGACGACGATGAGGACACCGGCTTCCAGATCCGCAAGGATGGCACGAGCCGCGAGAAGGCGCTGCCCTTGGTCATCTCGCTGAGCCCTCGCCAGATGGCCCACGTGACCGAATGCGCCACTGAGGAGTTCGGGGTGGGTGCGGATGGCAAGTGCCGGAAGCGCGCCGAGTTTGCCCGCCAGTGCCTTGCCTACGCCCTCCAGCAGCTTGGCAAGCCGTTCCCGAGCTAGACCGCACACCGATGGAGTCAGGATGGCGCATGAGTGATCTGCGCTCAACTCTCCTTCTTCCCTAATCCACTGCATAGCTAGCATGACTATGCAATCCTGACTCCATCATTTCTTACCTTGTGGTGTTGTGCCCAAGAGATTCCGAGTAGCCGTTGATGCGAACGAACACGCATCAAATCTGTGCTGGGAGTTTCCTGACCATCTGATTGTAGTCAAGCCAATGCTAAAGCATGGCTGTGACTATTCAGTAGTAGGTCAGTTAGGTATCATAGGAGTAGAGAGAAAGTCCTATGGTGATTATGTTCGTTGCATTGGCAAGGACTGGCCTAGATTCCAGAAGCAGATTGCCAAGCTACAGAGAAACAAGTATCACTGTGTTATCGTCGAAGGTAGCATAGGTGATTACATATGGAGCGGAAGTAGAGTGACAACTGGTAGTGTCATTGCTATGACTGCTGAGGTAGTATCAATGGGAGTGCCTGTCCTGTTCGCTAAGAATAGACGGCAAGCTCAACAACTGTGCGTTTGGTTTCTAGAGAAATCACTAAGGAGGATGCGTGAAACATCAGACTAAGAAACCACGACTGCACATAAAACCACTGACGATTGCTCAAGCAAATGAGCTTATATCTAAGTGGCATAGACACCACAAAAGGGTTCAAGGGCACAGATTTTCCTTAGGGGTGTATGATGAGTATGGTATTTGTCACGGGGCAGCTGTGATAGGGAGACCTGTAGCTAGAAAAGTCCCGGCTTATGAGGTAGCAGAAGTTACTAGATTAGTAACAGATGGAACTTACAATACCTGCTCATGCTTGTATGCAGCAGCAGCAAGAGCAGCACAAGCGATGGGCTTCAGTAAAATACAGACTTACATACTAGAATCTGAATCGGGAATATCTTTGAAAGCTTCTGGATGGACTTGTGATGGTTCAGCTGGAGGAGGACAATGGAAGCATACTGACGGGAAATATAGGAGAACAGACCAACCGACAGGTCTGAAAGTTCGATACTCAAAGATACTAAATACAGTTCAAATAAAGAAGACACACATGAGAGTTAGCCATACTCAACTGTCGATGTTCCAAGAGTGCCCTGCTAAGTATAGGCACTACTATCTCAGGAAGATGCGACAGGTAAAGCGTCCTACCTATTTCATCCTAGGCAGTGCTGTTCATGCCTTCATCGAGAAATACTACACCACAAGGGATGAAGCCCTAGCACGTAGAGCAGTAGATACTGAGTTTGGTAAGGTAGACCGTGCTCTACTCAATGCTGAGGAAGTTCACAGTCTAGAAGTAGACAGGCAGATTGCCCTTGGTATCTGTGAGGCATACCCTGGCTTCTATGCACAGGACTTCGACCAATACCAGAAGTTCATCTGTGAACAGCAGTTTTCCATCAAGCTTGGGGACCATGAATACATGGGCTTCATCGACGTGATGGTGCAAGATGCAGCAGGCGATTGGTGGATCATGGAAACCAAGACTGCCTCTGCACAAGCATTGAATGCTGACTACTTCGAGAGAGTGCAGATTGATAGTCAGGTTACTGGCTATATGTATGGGGCTAAGGAGATATTAGGTTCCTTTCCTCGTGGTGTGATTTACAACGTCATTAAGAAGCCAAGCATCAGGCTCAAGAGCGGCGAGACACACCAAGCATTCCAACGAAGAGTCTTCCAAGAGTATAAGCAGTTCGGCAAAGAGAAGGCATACTTCACTAGGCAAGAACTGATGATCGGAAAGATTCAACTGACTAGATGGTTGAAGAATACTAAGCACTGCACTGATTGGCTTTCTTCCCTTGTGGTGCAGCGCAGTAAGGTGTGGCCTATGCACACTGGAGCTTGCACTTCAAAGTATGGCACCTGTCCCTGGCTCAATGCCTGTGTGACTGGTGCTTACAACAGGATGCTATACCGAAAGGAGGAGTAGTTGCAGCACAGCCAAGACATAGAAGACTTGTTTGTAGCAGCCCGTAAGGTATGGATTAAAGCGCACGATCTGGTTGACAGATGCCGTGCGCTTACCATGTATGGTGGTTCTCAGGCTCGCCGATACTCGAAAGTGTGGCTGGACATCACGGGCAAGGCGAGGAAGATCGAAGGCTACCTCGCCAGGATGGCCGAGACGCTTCTCGATATTGAGATGAGTCTCGATAAGGCCAGCTTCAGAGTCACCACTGAAGACGCACCTAAGAAAACAACACACAACATCTTTCATAAGGAGTAGCATGAAAGAAAGACTGCAAGGATCATTGATTGTTTTGCATGGTCCTGCCAGGAGTTAACAAAAATGTCAACAGTGCCACCGGATGTAGAAGCAAGGTTTTGGTCAAAGGTAAACAAAGGCAGTCTTGTAGATTGCTGGTTGTGGACCGCTGCCAAGACTAAGTTTGGACATGGTGTGATGGGCAAAGGTAAACGAGGAGAAGGACTTTACAAAGCCCATCGTTTATCTTGGATCATTCACAATGGGCCTATTCCCAAGATGCTATGCGTATGTCATGTATGTGATATCCCTAGTTGTGTCAATCCAAGGCATTTATTTTTAGGGACACAGCAAGACAACATAATGGATGCTGTAGAGAAAGGAAGACAGACTGGATCGCCGGGACTTCCTGGAGAATCCAATCCTTTTTCTAAACTAACGAAGAGTCAGGTGGAAGAGATACGAACATCCTCAGTATCTAGCAGAAAGTTAGCAGCGATCTATGGAGTAGGCAAATCTCAGATTCTAAGGATCAAGAATGGGGTAGCATGGAATCAAACGTAAGAACAAACAGACTACAAGGGTCACTAATAGTTCTACACGGACCTAACAAGGTAGGAAAAACACAACTCGCATCACACTTCCCCGCACCAGTATGCTTCATTGCTACTGAACCTGGACACAAGTTCATCCCAGCAGAGCAGAAGAAACTGCTCATCAATCTGGAGCCTGATACTGGCTGGGATACATTCTTGGCTGCATTGAAGGATGGATTGCCTAAGGTTTCTACCCTTGTGGTTGATACCGTTGCTGGCTTGTATGATCTGTGTTTCCAAGGCACATGCAAAGAAAACAACTGGGGCCATCCTAGTGATGCTCCTCATGGCAAGGGATGGAATGCCATCAAGCTTGCCTTCCTAGACGCACTCAACAGGCTGGCGTGGCAGGCTAACAAGATGAATGCCACACTCATCTTGATTGACCACAGTAAAGAAGAGACCATCGAGACTGCTACCTCCAATGTAGAGAAGGTAGTATGTGCGATGCCAGGACAAGCTCGCAATATCGTGCTGGCTATCCCTGACTTCATCTGGTTCCTTGGCTACAACGAAGCCACACCACAAGATAGTCTCTCATCTACCACAGCAGAGCGTAAGCTATGGGTAACTGGCACACAGTTGATTGAAGCTGGATGCCGTGACCCACAGGTTGTTCGTAAGTCAATCAGTCCACTAGATAAGGACCATCCCTTTGAGCAGATCGTGAGTCTGCTTTACAAGCAAAAGAAGAGTAAGAAATGAGTTACGCTGACCGATTGAAGAAGCTGCAAGGTGCTTGGAAGAGTGCCAAGCCTGCTACTGGCGGAGGTTCACTCCCTGCCGGTAAGTATCAGATGCAGATTGCGCGTGCCCTTATCACCGAGGGTAAGGCTGAGTTCAACAAGGGTCATATGCAGGTCGAGTTGCAGATGACTGTAGTTACCGGCAAGATGAAGGGCCGGAAGATGCGCAAGTGGATCGACCTGGAGGCACCTGCCAATGAGGAGAAAAACATTCCATCTGGCATGGCTCAGTTCAAGGGAATACTTGAAGTCCTGAGCTTGGATATGCCTGATCTGGACAAGCTTGAGAAGTTCCTGAACAAGCTTGTCGGATGTGTCATCAATACCCAGGTTGTTGTCAACCAGAAGGGCTATGCCAACGTCTACATCAACTCGCTCGTGAATGCTGCTTCTGACAGCGAAGACGAGGATGAGGATGAGGATGAAGATGAGGAAGAGTCTACTGATGACGACGAAGACGAGGATGATGAGGATGAAGATGAAGACGAGGAGGAGGAAGCTCCTGCTCCCGTAGTCGAGAAGCGTGGTCCTGGCCGTCCACCGGGCAGTAAGAACAAGCCGAAGGTTGACTTCCCTGCTAAGAAGCCAGAGGAAGAGAAGAAACCGAAGAAGCCCGATGACGATGAAGACTTCGATGACTGGGAAGATGATGACGAGTAGTATCCGTGACTGACTAGACTCAGTATCCCCCTCCCAAACCGCCCTGTCTAGTTAGTCACAGCCCTGCATCTTGCCTGACCGTGGGATGCAGGGCCTTTCTTCCCTTGTGGTATAAGGAGTAGCACACATGGCAGACTACGAAGACCCAAAGCAAGAACTGCTAAAGGCTATTGAAGTAGTCGAGTTTGTTCGGGAACATACACATCCCGATTGGAATGGAGACGAGCAACAGAAGTTGGCTTGTCCACTAGCACACAAGAGGCATGAGACTGGTGATGATAGCACACCATCCCTGGCTATCAACCCTGTTAGCGGTGCGTTCTACTGCTATGGTTGTGGCTGGAAGGGTACGTCAATCCTCGCTTACTACACTGACGTAGCCTGTGATGGCAACTTCCGCAAGGCTCTAGCTATCCTGTTCAGCAAGTATGTCCGCCCACTTGCTTCAGCTAGTTATATTAAGGAAGCACACAAGAATCTCCTGAGTAAGTCAACACTTCAGCAGCGCATTGCAGCTATGCGTGGATGGAGTATGGACACGATTCGCAAACTGCACATTGGCTGGGATTCACATGACAAGAGAACAGTTATTCCCATTTACAATCTCTCTGGTTTGCCCATCGACCTACGATGGCATGACACTCTCAATAGAGCGCCGTTGGTGGATGGTAAGAGACTATCTTGTAAAGGGAATGGACAGTCTAGGACAGGAGATTTCTTCCCAGTTAATCCACGGACCAATCCGTTCCAAGCTGGAGAGTGCTGGCTTGTTGAAGGGGAACCAGACGCTATCCTTGCTTATCAAGATGGACTTAACTGTGTCACAGTTACAGGAGGAGCCGGAGCTTGGAAAGCAGTAGACTTTGAAAGGCTCAAGGTATTCAAGGATAAGGATATCCTCATCTGTCTTGACAATGACAAGGCAGGACAAGATGCCGCTCAAGTTCTAGCTGAGAGACTAGGTGCAGTAGGTGTAGCATCACTGAAGAACATCATCATACCACAAGGTAAGGATGTCAGTGATTTCTTCTTGAGGCATGGTGGCAGTGCTCAACAACTGCGCCAGTATGCAGGTCAGACTGAATATCTAATCAAGCCTAAGAAGAAGCTGATGCAGATTGTCCCCTTGTCTGACACAGGCAAGGCTGATCTAATCGGAAAGCCGATCAAGTCTCAGATCCTACTCAACGGCAAGCACCACAGTCCACAGGCTGTCCCTGCTCGCATGAACCTGCACTGTAACACCACTGAGTACTGCGATTCATGTCCGTGCAAGCACACTGGAAAGCATGAATACTTTGTGCAGAAGGATGACCCTGATATTCTGAACTGGCTATACTCCCGTAACTATGGAGATACAGCCAAGGAAGAGATGCACCTTCCTAAGAAGTGCAAGGTGCAGGCTGATGTTACTGAGTGGCAGAACATGGAAGCTATTACCATGATCCCGGCACTCACCACAAGCAAGGAAAGTGATGAAGGCAACTACACCACGAGGCAAGGATATTATCTAGGCCATGGCATTGAAGCAAACCAAACCTATGAAATCACTGCCATTCCAACTGTGCATCCTCGTACTAAGGAGTCCGTGCTACTGGTAGACAAAGCAACGGGAACACACGATAGCGTTACACAGTTCAGGCTAACTCCAGAGGAAGTAGATCATCTGAAAAAGGTATTCAGTGATGACCCAAAGAAAATCGTCCGAGACATCTGCCACATGCTCGCCCTTAACCACACCCACATCTATCAACGATGGGACTTGCATTGTGCAGTTGACCTTACGTTCCACTCACCACGAGATTTCATGTTCGGTGGAGTTGGACTCCCCAAGGGTTGTCTTGAGATTCTACTGTTCGGCGATACACGATGCGGAAAGGGTCAAGTCGCTGAAGGACTTGTTAGGTATTACGATCTTGGCGAAGTGGTTTCAGGAGAAAACGCTAGCTTCATGGGTCTATGCGGAGGAGCAGCGAAGTCTGGAGACAACTTTCAGCTTACCTGGGGAGCAATCCCGCTCAATCATGGACGACTTGTGGTCATTGATGAGTTCTCTGGTCTTGCTGCCGATGTGCTCGGTAGACTTTCACGTGTTCGATCGGAAGGTATAGCTGAGATTAACAAGGGTGGCATCAACACCAAGACTAATGCTAAGTGTCGGTTGATCTGGATTGCTAACCCATCAAAGGGCAGAGAGATTGCCAGCTTTGCCAATGGTGTGTCTGCTATCATGGATCTAGTTGGTGCTAATGAAGACGTAGCTCGATTTGATCTTGCCGTCGTGGTGCAGAAAGGTGAGGTTGATGTGCATGAGATCAACAAACTCCACACCACAAGGGTCGAAAGCAAATACCATAGAGAGGATCTACGTAAGGTAGTTCTATGGGCATGGAGCAGAGAATCAGACCATGTAATCTTCACACGAGAAGCCACTGCTCACATCATGCAGTCTGCCATCCAACTGAGTGAGATGTACTCAGATAGTATTCCGCTGATTCAGGGAGAGAATGCTAGATTTAAGCTGGCTAAGATAGCTGCTGCGTTGGCAGCTAGATGCTTTTCCACTGAAGATGGTATGTTTCTGAAGGTCACAGAGAGGCACGCTGAACTAGCAGTCTCCCTGATTCAGCACTTCTATGGTAAGCCAAGCATGGGCTACCGTCAGTTCTCCGATGTGGAGACAGGAGCACGAACACTGACTGATGTGCATGAGTTGGATAACTTCATCTACCACTGGCCAAAGGAGACTCGTCGCCTCATTGTGGACGGGCTACTCAGCGTCGAGAAGTTCAGTGTCCGTGAGCTACAGGACTGGTGTGATACTGATGCGCAGATTGCTAAGAAGCACATCGGTCTGTTCGTTAGGTGCCAAGCTATCAAGCAGCAAACACATGGTTTGTATGTGAAGAAGCCAGCATTCATCATCTATCTCAAGGCCATGAAGAAAAAGGATTACCATGTCGATAAGCCCCAGTCTTAAGATTACACTTCGCATTGTCTTTGAACGTGCGAAGCAGAAGAAGCAATCAGGTGAAGTGCCTACCTTCCTTGGTGTGGATGGTATGCTTGCACTGATGTATGACTGCATTGTCAGGTATAACAATAACAAGGAAGACACTGATTGGATTTTGGACCTTGTGGTTAATGGTGTCTTCGCCTTGCAGCAAGTGCTACCTGACATCGAAGAAGATATTCCTGATCCTGTCCTGGCTGAAGACTCAGCTACTCCGGTCAATGAAGATGAGGATGGTGACTCCGAGCGGTGGACACCAGTTAAGCCAGGACAGGATCTTTCTTCAGCTACACCACAAGGCAGTGAAGAATGAAATCACTAGACCTAGAAGTAGTAAGCAAATGCAGGCTGTGTCCAATGCTAGGCAAGGATCATGTGCCTAGCTATGGTTCACCCACTGCTGAAGTCATGCTCATTGGTCAGTCTCCAGGTCAGCAAGAGGTTGAGCAAGGCGAGCCATTCGTCGGGCCTAGTGGTGAGCTAATAGACTACATGCTTGATGAGGCTGGCCTTACTCGCGCCGACATCTACATTGCTAATGCGTTGAAGTGCCATCCTCCTGGCAACAGGGCTGGCATGGATGACGAACTGGACAACTGTATGAAGCGATGGCTTACTAAGGAGATTAGGATTATAGATCCTTCCCTTGTGGTGTTGCTGGGCAAGGATGCTTGGAAGTCTGTGACAAAGGAACGCTTCGAGTTCAAGCATGGTAACTTGCATAGGACTAAGAAGCGTGCTTATCTTACTGTGTATCACCCTGCATATTTCCTGCGTCGTGGTGATATGGATACTTTCATTGCAATAGGTAGGACTATTAGAGAAGTCCTCAAAGGAGTTGAGCATGACTGACTACACGAAGATGACGGTGGACGAGTTGAGCAACCTCCTGACAGACGAGTATGATAGCCAGGAGCATCGGGCGCAGGAGGTGAAGCCGTGAGCGAGTGCAACGATCCCGACTGCCCGGAGTGCAAGGCGTTCCATGCGCGGATGAAGGCGGCCATGGAGAAGCAATCCGCCGATGAGCAGGTGCGCGACATCGCCGAGCTGCTGCGACTGGTCAGCGCCGACGAGGACTACCACCTTCGCAAGTGGCAGAAGCGCGTGAAGCAGGAGCAGCACTGGTGGAGGAGGAAGCCGTGACCGACCATCCCGGACGCGAGGCGCTGCGGCGCATGGTGGAGACGGCAGCGAACCTGCGGATAGACTGGTTTTGGTCGAGAGTGCAGAAGGGCCACGGAATCATGGTGGAGGACCGCGAGCATATGTGCTCGTGCAACCAGACCGCCGTGCAGCAAGTCGCCGCCTACGTCGCCGAGCTGGAGCGTGGTTGTGCCATAGTCCGAGACGATGGCAGCGCCACTGCGACACTGTTGGCTGCACAGGAGGCAGAAGTGCGGCATCTCAAGGAGCGCATCTCCGAGCTGGAGGCGCAGGTGGCCGAGGCGCGGAATATCTTCGTGGTTCATCGAGACGACACTACGACAGACGCGATGGTTGACGCATGGCTGGAGCGCACCGCGCCTAAGGATGGCAAGTGAGACCATCATGTCGCATGTGTCATGGGACTGGCATGATCCGC